GCCATGTGAAAGTGATATACAAGATCGGCATTATGAAGGAGATGTCTTTGATATCTTAGATCAAGGGTGGGATTTAATGATAGGACACCCACCATGTACTCATCTATCTGTTAGTGGTGCAAGGTGGTTTACTGAAGGTAAGAAGCCATGGTATTTAAGAGATGAAGCAATAGAATTTGTGCAGAAACTTATGGACGCACCTATAAAACATATTGCCATTGAGAATCCAGTTAGCGTTATCTCATCTTACATAAGGAAATCAGATCAAATGATTAACCCTTATCAGTTTGGCCATAAAGAATACAAACGCACTTGCTTATGGCTCAAAGATTTACCCAAGCTGATTGAAACAGATAATGTTAAAGAAGCTACTGACAAACTACCACCTAAAGAAAAGCATAGGATTTGGTGGATAGGTAGTGGCAAGGGTAAAGAAAGGAGTATGTTCTATAAAGGTATTGCCAAAGCAATGGCTGAACAATGGGGAACATACATAGAAAATAGTATCAACAAGGAGAATGACTAATGAGTAGAGAGCAATATGTAAATGTATTAGATATAAAATTTTATGTATCTGATGAAGACGGGAACGAGGTTTTAAATAAAGACGGGACTATCAAACAATTTGATTTCAAGGGCAGATTAAAACCCCTTGAATATCTTTGTGAAGATATGACTGTTGAAGACTTAGAAGAAATAAAGGAGCAAGACTAATGACTGAGTACGACAAGCAAGTAGAAGATCAACAAACTCTTATCAAGCTGGAGGAATGGCGTAAGCATATCAAGATGATACTAGACGAAAAGAAAGAACCAGATAAACCTTGGAAGCTAGTCATTACTTTTAATGATGATAGCCAACAGATTGAATGGTCTAACTCAAACCATAAACAGATTATACCTAGTCCGCATGATGAAGATACTTTGATACACATGATGAAGGGTGAGGAATATGAAAGGCAAAGAAAATTATTTGACGAAAGGAGAAAGAGCAATGGGATTTAAAATAGAGAAAGATATAAAGATAGTAAACGAGAGAGCAACTTATAGAACTGAATTCACCCAAGCATTAAACAATCTTGAAGTCGGTGATCTTATAAGCGGCCTATCAAAAGTAGATGTATATAAATACAGGGTGAACTTCTATACCAAGAACTTTAAGGATAGGAAGTTTCAGTTCTGGAAAGATCCAGAGACTAAAAGATATCGCATACAAAGGATCGGATAATGACATTCGAGAAAGGAATGACCGAGCTTCAACGCTTGGTCAAGTCCCTTGAAGAAAACATATCAGTTGATGAAGCAATAGATTCTTTTGAAAAGAGTATCAAGGTATCGCAATACTGTGAACGCAAGTTACAGGACGCAGAAGATAAGATAGCATCTATTCTAAATCAGACTGATCCTCAATGAGATCCAGATCTTCCTCAAGGATATCCTCAACAAGCTCTTCCTCAACATCAACAACTTCCTTAACAACTTCAGATGTCCCTAGGATAATCTGATTCTCCAGGACTAACTCCTTTAACCTATTCTCTAGCTGATCTCTACTCATGTTATCTATCTTATGTATCTTCAACTCTTTCCTATCCACCATAAGGCCCGCAAGTTTAGCTCTCGCTATCTCTGCCGTTACTGCTGGGCCGTATGACCCATCAGCTAGGGCAACATCCCTAATCTCTCCTAGCTTCGTTGCTATGCCCTCAAAAGTAATCTCATTCTTAGTACGCTGAATAGATTTCAGCTCCCTGATTCTTTCTTGCACATGAGCATATTGTTCATCACTTAATAATCTTGTAGCGGCCACGCCTGGATTTTCATATCCTGCAAGATGAGCACACTTCGTTTGTTTATAATCTTGATAGACCATAAGGTCGACAAATGTTTCCTGTTTTTTTGTTAGTTTTTTTCTATCTTCCATTTCTATATCCTTACTATATTTCTACTAGAGAATACTATCTCTGCAAAGTAAGAGGGTATTTTAATATACCTCTCACTATAGTTCTCTATAGAGATGCACGTACGCACAGTTGCACGTACCAGTAAAACTAGGGTTCTCAGAGGTGGGTGTGCGTATGTGCAGGCATGTGCAACTGCACAGCCACACATACACCTAAATCGCATGGGAGTGCACCTTTCAGAGGTGGGTGTGCAATTCACCATTTCTCCATTGCACATACGTTTTTGTACAAATTTTGCCCAACCAGGCTTATTTTTATTAGGGGACATCTGTTCCTTTCTCTCCTTGTTACCTTTCTTTTTACCAAATATTTTGTCAAAGTTATCATTAAATTTATCACGATCTTTGGAACGATCCCGACTACCTTTTCCACCATGCCACTCTGTCATTTTCTGTTCCTAAATAATTTATCTGCCTTTCTTTGCCAAGACCATTCTAAAAATCTATTCCACCAATTGCTTAATACTTTCATTTCCTATCCTTATAATAAGCATAGATTGATAACAACATTATTCCCATGACTGCTAATAAACTTATATCCATTATTCTTTCTCCTTATAATAAACTCTAACCATATACTTCCTTACTATAGCAACGAATGTAAAGACAGTTACCTGTACCAGTGATGTCACCACCAGGTTTACCTCTAGGTATTTGCATAGCCTTAAGATGCCATAGCTAATCGGGAATGACATGAGCAATCCTATGCCGACATCATTCAATGCTTCTGTCATTGACTCTTGATCTATCTTAATCATCTTTCCAAGGTCGTTTCATTTCATTGTCTGATAAGTAGTACCAAGTATTCTTGCCTGGAACATTGTGTGTCTTGACTCTTTCGCCTAGATACTTCTGCACATGACTCACTGCGTAACGAGCGGCCCTCTCTCCCGATGCCATCTCGCTTTCTTTTAATGCCTGTCTTGCTAAGATTTCTAGGTCTTGTCTTGTGTAGAACTTCTGTCTGCTCATAGCTGATGCAACCACCCTTGCTATCTCAACTTCGTCTGGACTATCTTGTGCATCTACCATCTTGAAGTATCCTTTCTCGAAATCAAAGTAAGCTAAATGCTGTTCAGGTTCTTTTGCATTACGAGCTTCATAGAATAAAGTTACGTTTGGTTTCTTACCTGACAGCTTCACACCCGAATCCATCCACCCCGCGAATGCACTACCACCCCTTGCCGACATGAATGACAGATCATCTGCCCTTTCTTTACCAGTATGGTGAGCAATGATTACTGCTACCTTATATAGTTCAATGAGTTTATCTATCCTCGATAGCATCTCATGTATCTCTGAGTTGGAGTTCTCTTCTCCACTAAAGAAATTAATAATAGGATCTATCATCACCAAGTCTGGTTTATGAAACTCAATACTCTCAGCGATAGCATCTATGTCGCTATCCCTCATGATGTTCTTTCTTAATCTGCCTGATGCTATAAGGTTTGACTTGCCTAGGTTGTACAACTCAGGGTCATGATGAAAGGGTTTGTAATACATCTCGATTCTTTTCTTTAAGAACTCATGGATTATCTCTGCCTGTAGCCACATAACTTTGAGAGGTCTTGAGAAACTCATACCCATAAAGTCTGTACCTGTAGTAGCTGCCGCTGCGAATGCTCCTAGCCAATGCGACTTACCTATCTTTGGTTTACCTAGTAGCAACACTCTGGATTGTTCAAAGACAAAAGCATCTCCCCAATACTGCTCAATCCTATCGCAATCCATCGTATCCCAAAAGGGATCGTTAAATGATTTGAGTCCTAGCGGGTCACTGTCTACTGTCTTCTCGCTCTTAGCTTTAGAGAGAGGGTCTTCTTGATCCATGATCTCTTTTAAATCATCTGTTAATTGTATCTGCCACTGACTAGTCTTCCATTTCTGTATGCCTGTATCATCCTCTGGATTTCTTTTAAGATGTCCAGCACAAATACTTTGAGTTGTATTCAATACCTCTTGCACACTCATAGGTGGGTTGTTTGTTTGATTCCAATCCATGGCCTTGATGACCACCTCTCTCATACCCCAACCTTCTAGTATCCATTTGCCTACCAACCTGGCGAGAGTATCGTTTCGCATACCTGTCTGTACACCATCGGATGTAAGAGGAGTTTTACTTTCTACATTGATCTTACCTGTGCTGTTATAGTCATAGATAATATTCATGTCTTGGCTTGATAGCATAGGCAGGTCGTCTATAGAATCAACTGAAGCTCCTTCGACAACTTCAAACTTATAATTAACAGAAGGACTGACCATGACATAGCCACCCTCTCCTCTGATATCTAATTTACCTGTAGTGTTTCTTATCTTTAGGTCATCGTTGATTGCATAGAAGTAATGATAGCCACCGCGAGGTGTCTTTTGTTTAAGCATGGTTCTTGTTATCTGTCCTGACTCACAGAAATCACATGCGTCTTGCGTGTCTGCATCTAGCACTACAAATGTTACGCCTGTTATAGCAGCCCAGTTACATTCTGGGAATTGTAGATACCATTGCTTAACTTCATTAAGAGTAGGTTGCTTTGTTATATAGTCAGCCCACTTAACTCTTGGTGTCTTTGACCAACGCTTTTGTAAAACCATATCATCCTCAAAGGGATGTCTGCTTTTAAAGTATTCAGGTATAACATCTGTGGTAGATCCACAAGGTATTAGATGAAAGAAGTTTTCATGGTATGACATGAGCATATCCTTACGCTCATCCTTTGCTATGTCTTGTCCGACCAGGTTTGCTTTTATTTCTATTGGCATTCTTCTACCGATCCATAGATGTTTTCCCAACCTAAAGCATGGCCTGTCATCTTGATAAGTTTCTTGGCTTGATTAACAGAGGGCTGTCTTGTTCCATATTTCCATGATCTTATAGTCTCAATAGAAACACCTAGCTCTTTAGCTAACTTGTCTTCGCCTCGTTTAATAATATATTCTTTAAGTTCCATAGTTCTCCTTTATATAGAAAGGTATAAGCTGGTCACTTACTAGGGGTTAATGATAAAGTTATATATAAATATAAAACACACCAACTCATACCAGATCTTATCTTAATTGATGTAGTGCAATAAGTCCAATGATTTAATACAGAAGTGTTGACTTTATTTCTAATGAGAGTAATATCAATATTGTATTTAAAATGGAGACTAATATGAAAGACTATTCTAAGCTATCCCTACCGCAACTTTTGGTAGAGAAGAAGAAGAACCTGGAAGCCCAAGCTAAACTAAAAGATGAAAGTAGTTTGCTTGATTTTGCAATAACCAAACATCCCGATGTGCATGACCAAGTCAAAAGACTGTCTAACACTGGAGGATCTACTCGCGTACATCTTAATGGCATCATACCAAAAGATTTGCGTGTTCAATATAAAGTTACGAGATCATGGGATCAGAACTTTTTAGCACAAGTCAAACATGATATACCTAATGACTTATTTCCATTCACAACTGTGTATAAGGAAGATACTTCTCTATCTAAAATGATAGAAGAAAATCACCAGGATATCTTTGACAAGTTCCAAGAGGGACTACAAACCAAGATCAATGAAAGGCCATACGTCCAGTTCGTTGATCCATTAAAGGGGGCTGAGTAATGAAAAAGTATTTTAAAGCCAAGGTTGAAAAAGGTTACGAAATACCACCTAAGAAGGAAAGAGGAGATAAGTACATTGATTTTTTAAATAGCTTGGAGGTGGGCGACTCGTTTGTTGTGGAAGATGAAAATGACGCAAATGGAATTAGACAAGCTGGTTACTGGGTAGGCAGAAAGTTTACTGTAAGGAAGACTTACTCTGACAAAGACATAAAGAAGTTTACTTTTAGAATGTGGTACACAGAGAAAGTAGAGCCTATAACTAGGCGTAGCAAAAATCCAAAGAGCCTAAGACTGATGAACAATGCACAAGAGATTGCCAGCAACACCTTTAATGATTTGACCAATGGCAGAATACCTAATGATATTCTTTTTCTTGCTGAACAGCTTGAAGAAAACAAAATGATTGTTGAAGACATGAAGAGAATCAACAAGGTCGTACTAGAAGAATTGAGCAAATATAATATAAATTTAGAGGATAAATAATGAGTAAAACAAAAAAAGAAAAAGCACACGATAAATTTTTTTATGATCTGTGCGATGCCGCTGAGAGTGCTGCTGAGGGTGGTATTGAAGTACCACATGCAGTGTTTGTAGGCATACAATTTTTTACACAAATGGCATTGGACTGTGCACCGAGTGTAAAAGATGGAAGAGATTTAATTAAAGATGCAATGAAAGGCGTTAAGAAGGAGACAGCATGATTACACATAATGATGTAGTAGAACAGATACGAGATCGTATCAAAGCAGAGGTGTCACCAGGCTTACATTCAGCTTGGGTCAAAAAAATATTAACAATAGTCGATGATGTTGAGTTCATCGCTGACGAAATGATTACAAAAGGAGTACAGAATTATGAGCCTATTGAATGATGTAACAACAGGGATACAGATCCCTTCAATAAAGATTAACCTATCGGGTACTGATGGCATTGGTAAGACTACCTTTGCAAGTCAAGCTCCCAACCCTATCTTTATTAAGACAGAGTCTGGTACTAACTATGTAGACACGTCATCCTTTCCTTTATGTGAAAGCTATGACGACATACTAATGCAGATCAAAACTCTGTATGAAGAAGACCATAACTATAAGACAGTAGTCTTTGATACAACTGACTGGGCAGAGAAGTTAGTGCAACAAAAAGTTTGTGCTAACCATAACCTTAAGTCTATTGAATCAATGGGTTACGGAAAAGGTTTCACAGAATCTGCTGAATTATTTGGCAGACTTCTAAGAATGTTTGATGCCCTACAAAAGAAGAAGATGCACATCATCTTGCTTTCTCATGTGGGCATAAGAACTTTTAACGATCCAGAGCGTGAGCCCTACGATCGTTGGGAGATGGCTACTCATAAGAAAGTATCAGCAATGATACGTGAGTGGGTAGACTTCAACCTGTTTGCGAACTACGAGGTATCAACTCGTACTAGTGGGCAGGGTTTTAAGGAAACAACCAGGGCTGTGTCATATGGCAAGCGTAAGTTGTTTCATAAATACACCGCAGCCTTTGATGCTAAGAGTCGAGTTGACTTGGGGAATGCCCCTTTGGATCTTGATTGGACAGCGTTCATGACTGCATTTAAAGAATCTTTAAAATCTAAAGGAGAATAATATGTCTGATTTTGAAATTAACTTGACCAATGTCGAGGAAAAAAGTGGGTCGTTTGACCTTATGCCAGTCGGTGACTACGAGTTCGTAGCTACTGGATGGGAGAATAAAACAAGTGCTAAGGGTGATGCCTACTTGAATATCACATTCGATGTGACAGGCCCTACACAATCAGGTCGTAAGATCTGGGAAACCTTCATGCTTGCAGGAGCTGGGTTGAATGTGTCTATAAGCAGACTAAGAGACTGGAGGAAAGCAATGGGTATGGAACCTGATGTGGATGCCTTTGGTATAGAGCAACTTGAGAGTATGTTGAACATTCCTTTCAAAGCCAACGTCAAAGTAGAAGTTGGTGGAGACAAGGGAGACGGAACGAAATGGGCTGATAAGAATAAGATTGCTAGGTTTCTTGCAGTTGAAACGAAGAGTAGTACATCAGCTCCTTCGCAAAGTCCCAAAGCAGAACCAAAGTCTAATGACGATGGCTTTGATTGGGACAAATAATTTATCTATAAGGAGAGAGAATTTTTGTAGATAATAAATCGAGTGAGTAGTCTCAATACCGAGGCTACTCCTCGCACCCTTAGGTAGTATATACCTTAATATATTTTTGGAGAAATGTATGGCTATAGATAAGAGAGAGGCTAAGGCCTTGGTAGATTCAATGACATCTTTGTTGAACTCGTTAGATCAAAATTTTGACAGCTTGCCGTCTGAGTTAGATACTAAAGTTAAAGAAGCTAAATTAACATTATTAAACGTGGATATTAAAGATGATAAACGAAAAAAAATTCATAGAATATTTGGATAAACAAACTTGTGACAAGGTAATAGAAGACGTGCAAAATTGTTTAGATGAATGGACATTAAAAGAACTTGATTCAAGATCGGCAATAGTAACCCTAACCAGGTTTGCTATTGATCTATCTTTTAAGTTCTCACACACACAAACAGAAGCCCTAGAATTAATACTTAACATGGTAAACAACCACATGGAGATACCAGGTTTTGATTTTGATACTAAGGAAGAAGTTGAAAAGATAGTACATTGAAACTTAGATACTATCAAAGAGATGCAATAGATTCTCTACACCATTGGTTTGCCACACGCCCAGCAGAGGATCATGCTTTGATTGCTTTGCCTACAGCGGCAGGTAAGACCATTATCTTTTCTCACTTCATTAAAGAAGTATTGGCTAAAGATCCTACGGCTAGATTCCTAGTGATGGCTCATAGAAAAGAGTTAGTAGAGCAAGCAGAAACTAAATTAAAAATGGTATGGCCAGAAGCTCCTGTTGGAGTCTTGGCCGCAGGGATGAAGCGATACGAGATTGATTCACAGATCCTTGTTGCTAGTCGTGATACCTTGGCATCACCTAAGAGATTAGATGCTGTCGGTAGCTTTGACTATATGATTATAGATGAAGCACATAACGTACCGCCAAGTTCCCATACCAGGTACAAGAAGATCATAACAACTTTGTCTGATAGGAAACCCATGAACGTCATGGGCTGTACTGCTACACCATATCGTATGGGGCAAGGTTATATATATGGCAATCGTAAAGATCATTTCTTTAAGGACTTGTCTTACTCAGTATCTATACCCGATCTGATACGCAGTGGATTCTTATGTAGGCTATCTGCCTATGCGGTGAATGAACATGCAATCATTGATGCAGGATCAGTAGGATTAAAGTTTAAGAACGGAGACTTCAAAGAGAGAGAGCTAGAAAAGATAGCCATGGTTGACACTACTATCATAGAGGTTGTTAACGACTGGATTGATAACGCCTATACCAAAGGCAGAACAGCAACAGTATTCTTTTGCGTATCAGTATTACATGCGGAGAAGATGACCCAGTGTTTAAAAACCTACGGCATTATGGCTGAGTGCGTCACTGGAGAGACACCAAAAGAAAAGAGAGAGGATGTATTAGAGAAGTTTAACAACGGATCTATTCATGCTATATGTAACGTGGGTGTCTTGACTGAAGGTTGGGATGCACCTAGAGCTGACTGCATAGCGTTACTTAGACCGACTCAAAGTGTAGGCTTGTTTGTCCAGATGTGTGGCAGGGGCATGAGGCTTCACGAGGATAAGGATAACTGCCTACTACTAGACTACGGAGAGAATGTTGCCAGGCATGGCTGTCTTGATGAGGTTCAGCCTGATCAATCAGCACCCGCCAAATACCATCCTAAGATCTGCTCAAGTTGTAAGGCCATCAACCTACCTGCTGCTAAGAAATGTATTGAGTGCGACCAGGTATTTGAAGGAGCTAAGAAGTTTGAAGAGTTAGAGACTAGGAAAGAAAAGGAAGCTGCTAAAAGAACTAAGGCAGAGAGACAAGCTGTCCTGTCTGATGAGAGAGAGAAGGCCAAGCCAAGATACAAACCTGTTACAGATATCTATGCAACAGTAACCAAGTCCCATAACGGCAGTGAGTATTGTCAGGTTATCTTTACAGTTAAGAATGAGTTTTTCCCTAAGAAGATGCCACTAATGTTTGGTCATCCTACTGCACACAACATGGCAGTTCGTAAGTGGAAGAAGATAGCAGACAAATGGGGATCACCCAATCAGCCTTGGATGGCCGCTGAACTAATAAACAGTGGTGCTTTCGAGAACATAGCTGAGATTGTTTTACAGAAGCAGGGCAAGTATGAGAATGTAATAGGGATAAGAACAAAGAATAATGAGGAGATAATGTTATGACAATTAACAACCTACTAGATGAGGTAGAAACAAATGCCGAGAGAAGGCAACGATTTTATTTAGGCATCAGCGGTATCGGTAATCCTAATCAGAGACTCCTTTGGATGAGATACCGCTGGCTTATGCCAGACGATTGGGAGCCAAGAGTTCTCAGACTACTAGACCTAGGTAACGTAGTAGAAGAACATTTGATTGAGAAGCTACGTAAGATACCAAACGCAATCATCTATGACGTACAAGAGGATGGCAAGCAGTTTAGAACTGAAGCCCTTGGAGGGCATGTCAAGGGACACATGGATGGTATGGCTGAGAACTTACCAGGCTTAAGAGAGAACACCAGATACTTATTAGAATTCAAGACAGCTAACGATAGTCGCTTCAAGAACTTAGAGAAGCTAGGTAGCTATTGCAACTGGTCAGAAGAGTATGACGCACAGATCCATCTATACATGGGGCTGTTTAAATTAGATCATTGCATAGCCATTGTTTATAACAAGAACAACTCAGCTCTGTATACGGAGATCGTTGACTTTGATTACTTAAAGTTTGAGATGTTGATGGAGAAGGCTGAGAATCTATTGCTAACCAATACACCACCAGACAATTACATACCCGAGACTGACTACAGAATCCGTAGCTTCATGTCTGTTAAGGAGAGGGCCGCATACCTTGGCAGATCTTTGCCAGATAAAGTTCACTGTAGATCATGTCGCTTCTCTAGTGTTGATGTAAAGAAAGGGGATGCACATTGGCAGTGTTCACAGCATGACAAGAAGATAAGCGAAGAGAGACAGACTAAGGGATGTCCAAGACATAACTATATACCAGAGCTGATACCAGCTACTGTTATCGAAGTGGATGATAACTTTGTTATGTATGAGAAGGATGGCTTTAAGTTTATTAATGTAGCTGAGAAGAAAGGATCTAAAGAAGACAACCTTTATTCTAGTGAGGAGCTGATAGAAGTAATCAACAGTGGCTTTCCAAAAGAATTACTAGAGCAGTGTGATGCTATTAAGAAGTTAATGGATGGAAGTATCTCAAGCATTAGACCCTGGGTTGAGACAGGTACGCCTTTCTAATCCCTGGCTTTCTTTACTATTATAATTTTTATATCGGGGTAGAGAGCTTCAACAAGTTTCTTCTTTAATCTAAACATGGGTGTCTCTATGCCCTTAGTATCTTCTATGATCTCATCACCATTGATGTTCTTATATTTAAAGTCAGCCTTGTAAAGACATACCTTCTTCTCATTAACAAAACATGGGAAGGGTGGATGTATTTCTATGTCAGAGATTAGGCCTTGCTCTTCTAGTTCTTTAAGGTGATTGTATCTAGCGGCCTCAAGCTTACTGTCAAAAGTATAGCCGTCTAGCTTTACTTTCTTTGCCCCGTATTTGTTGTACAAGTTA